TTTCGATTTTGTCAATTTAAAGTTTGACTAACTCGTTGGTTGTATTCCTATCTGAATAGGTGTCTTATGAGGACTGTGGTCTTCGTAGGACCATGGTTCAAGTGAGCCCTTTCTATGGGAAATATGACTTTCGTTTTATGCTAATGTCGAGGTGACTTTTGCCTCTGTAGGGCATTGGTTGTGTCCTTGACCTTTATTTTACATTATTGGAGTATTTCGAATAAACTTCACAACCCATAACCGTCCCTTAATCTTTAATGTGTTCGCAGAAGATTTTGGATTCATACGAGAGACGAGAGCGTTCGCGCTCTTACGCGTCTATAAATAAAGGTATCTGCAACCCGTGAGTGAGCCTAGATGGTACTACCCAAGTTCACAGCGTACCCAAGGATGTACTGCTTCCAGTAATTTTTCGAAAGTGCAATATCCGGCACTCAAAATAAAGGCTAGAACCGTTTCTAAGAAGGATCGGGTCGAAGTTTCAAAGTTTGGCGCGCCGAAGGAGCGCGTAAAGGCGGGTTCTCATGTTATGAAGCCCGAGGTGTTTGAAGAAAAGTATGAGAGGTCGGAAGAGTATGTTGAGAGACATCGAACGAAAAGATTTGCGGAGGAATCTGCGTTGAGGAAGTTCGCTATTGATCAATTACTTGAGACTAAACAGGAAGTCGCTGAGTTTAATGAAGAACTCTACCGTGCAAAGAAAGCTGCTCGTAAGAATAAGGGTGGGCATAAGGAATTTATTTCTGCAAAACGCGCCCAAAAACTTAACAAGCGGTTAGTACGTGAGGGTAAGGAGGCGACTGTCGTCGCATCACAGAAGAAAGGAAAGTCTGGCAAGCGCCAGCAGGCAGTTTTGTCTGTTCACATGAAAAGTCAAGTGCTGAGTAGTGTAACGCCTTATCAAGCTCTTGGGAAAATTAATCAGGACCGAGTGAAGAAAGGCAAGAGCCTTTATTCGTCGGTCTTTATTGATGAGTACTACGAAAGTCAGCATGGTGTTGACTGGTATCAGACATTGGATGCTGCTGATGCAGCGGCTGTTGTGTCTGAAGTTGATTTTGATGAGGGTATTAAGACTCGAGTGATCGATGCAAGGAGACAGGTTCGGAGAATCAAACGTATGCAAGCTCAAGCCAAGCGTAAAGCTGCGACTGAGTTAAAGCAAGTGCGTCAGTTTGAAGAGCCTGACAGTGGTATGTTTGCAAGTATGAGACAGAAGCCTAGAGGGGGCAATTCCGAGCACCCAAATAAGAGGCGGAAGCGAAGAAAGCAAGCTGAAAAGACCAAAGCACAGGAGATGGAATCTCAAAAGAATCTTGCGGCGGTGAAAGTGCGTCAGGCACAGAAGCCGCATATTTTCAAGAAGAGAGTTAAAAAGATTATTTCTGAGTCTGGTGACATGCGTCCTAAGGATCTTGATGGTTATATTAATGATTTTGAGACTCCCTTCAGAGGTTGTCAAGATATGGTCAGTGCTGTTGGGCCGACAGTGACTTTTATTTATCAGCTTTGCCGTTCTAGGAATGTGTTTGATGGCTTGGCTGCAACCTATCAATTTTATAATGTCTTTGTAGGTAGTGATGCAACGCCATGGTTCAAGGCCTTGGTTAAGCATTATCTACCATCATTGTCATCTCTGTTTGCAACGAATATTGAGGCAGAGTCGTGGTCTGAGGATCTGCACAAAGTTCGGAGTATTTTTGTGCGAGTCTGCACTGGGGAGGCGGCGCAAGCGGTGCGCAATCTTGTGTTGTCAGCGGTGTCAGCGAAGTTGTTTTCGAAGGATGTTAGTACTTCAATGGTAAAGGCCATAGGGAAACCTCCTAAGATGGATGTGCTGACGTTGTTGGATCATTGTTTTAATCAACTGGTGGTATTGATGCGGGTAGGTGAATCTCTTGCAGCGGGAGTTCCCTATAGTGATGTGTTGATGTCAAAGGACCCAGTAGCTGAAGTCACTCGAGCGATGAAGAAGTTGATCTTTTTCCAAGACAAATTGTACACCGGGTACAAAGTTGAAGGCATGATGGATCGTATGCAGTTCTTGATGGATGCAAAAAAACTCATTGCCTTAGCAGAGCATTTGGAAGAAACACAAAATCCGATCACTTCGGAAGGAGTTGTTTTCATGAAAGGGTTGCTCGCCCTGAAGGAGGCGTACTATTCGACGATGAGGACCATGAATTGTTCACAGCGTCAGACCCCCTATGGGATTCTTTTGTACGGAGATCCAGGGATTGGGAAGGGGCTTCTCACTCCCTTCATTCTTGGGATTCTTTCAGCAGTGAAAGGCCGTGAGTTTGATGTGTCTCACATGTATAATCGAGTAGAGTCGTCTGACTATTTTGAAGGTTATCAGCAAGATTCCCACATGTATTTGCACTACTCTGAGTTGGGATCTATGGCGGAGAGGCTCGCCATGATGAAAGGTGATCCGATGATTGCGGAGATTTGTAGTATCATCGATACGATTCCTAAGCCTGTGGATATGGCATTTGAGGGTAAGGGTAAGACCTTCGCAAATTTTGAAGCTGTTATAGCTGATTGCAATGATCCCTCGTTGAACTTGGGTGTTTTGGTGAATAATCCCGCTGCGATTAAGCGGAGATTTATTCATATTGAACCGTCGGTGAAGCCGGAGTTCCGTTTACCGTTGGGTGTTGGCATAGATCCTGATAAGTCGATGGCACACCCTTCTGACATGATGGATAGGTGGACTTTTCGTGTTACGAAGTACTTTGCTACTAATGCAAGGGAAACGCGACCGCAGTGCCTTTTGGATGGTTCGGAAGGGTGTGATATTTGGAAGCTTGTGGAGATCATAAGTGAAGATTACAAGCGTTTCCTGGAAGCACAAACTCAAATAATCCATAGGAAAGAAGAACAGAATCCCGTACATTACATGATGCCCGCTCCTCCCATCTTGGAACGGCAAGACCAGAAGATGCCTGAGTCGGAAGCCGGGCGCTGGTTTGGGAAAGTGGGAAGGCCTCTTCGTGAGGTGTGGACCTTCACTAGTGAAGGTATTGTTAAAACTGAAGAGGAAGAAGAGCCGGTGAGTTTTCAGGAACGATTTTGGAATACGCCGAATTACTTGAAGAAAGTTATTCGGGCAACTGGTGGTGTGATGCAGTTTGCAATGTTGAAACTGTTTATGTACTCCACACTAAAGTCAAGTACTTATCAAGCAATTGGTGGGTGGAGTTCGATGGTGGTTGCCTTTGTTGCCGCGTTTTTTGTACACCCTGCATTTGGGTTTGCTTCGTTGGCAATCGCAGTTGGCTCCACCTCTCGCGCGATTTGCGGTGATTGGGTAGCTGACAAAGCGGAGCTTGTCATTCAGGACAGTTTGCATCGTGAGATGGATACTCTGTTCCACCTGTTGGGGATACAGACTAATCCACGTACAGTGACAGCATGGTGGGCACGAAACAAGAGAGCGGTGGCTACTTGTTTGGGTGCTTTAGCGGCTACAATCGCCGTTTATCGATTGTTCTTTAAGAAGTCAGGTGTGAAAGAGAGAGTTATTTCGTATGAGACGGCGCGTCCGTACGCGACTGGGGTTCTCGTCCCTACGACAAGTGTAATCCCGGATGAAGAGTACATTCTGCCCTATGCGGAGGCGAAATCGCATCTCACATCGTCGAGCGAGGCGAGTGAAGTATTTCATAGGTACGAAGAGTCGTTTTTGTGTGGATACTCGCGTAAGCGAGTGCCAGTACGCGGTCACGAACTCTGGAATGTGATGGTGAAGGAAACAAAGCCTTGTTCCCATCAAGGGACACCGATGGAGCTGTTGGGGACTATAGAGAGAAATATTCGACAGGTTTGTGTAGTGAGTGATATCGAAATTAGTACCTACCTTTTGGGTCTGAAAGGAGGGTACGCACTGATTAATACTCATGCCTTGGGGACTTCTAAAGTTCCTGTGGTGCGTGTATCAAATACAGGGCGCCTGGATGCACTGCAGTTCTTCGATACAATGTTGACGTCTGAGAACCGTTTGGATTTGGGGAATGACGTGTCCCTAGTTTGTCTTTCGGGGGTGATGTTCCGTGATATAACGGTTCACCTGTCCCCGGTTGATTATGGGACATCATTTTATGATGGGGCTTTTTTCGGAAGAGATACTCGCACAGTGTTTCAGCGAGACTTGGACCACACGCTGCATCGCGGCAGTCGCGTGGAGATGTCGGGTCTTTGGGTTTACTCCTTCCCAGAACATTGGAGTGGAGCGTGTGGATTACCGCTCATCATTAAGAAAAATTCAGGGTCTTGTATTGTTGGATTGCATTCGGGAGGCATTGCTGGGGAGCAAGAGGGTTATGCTACGCGGATTGATGGTCTCCAAGTGTTGAAAGCCATGAGTGACCTCAGCGCGAGAGCTGCGTGTTTCCCAATTCATTCTGAAGGGGCACTTCGTATTCCGTTGGAGGAGCCCGTTGCTAAATCACCATTCCGACACGAGGTGTTGCATGGTGTAGAATACCTTGGGAAGGTTCCAGGTCCAGTTCTAATAAATAAGAAGTCGCGTCTTGTGAAGAGCGAGTATTCTGAGGAGTTGGAAGAGATTTTTGATGAGTTGTTACCGGGTGATTATGTTACTTATTCACCTCCTCTCATGGTTCCCATGAGAAGAGAGGGTGAGTACATTTCCCCATATAACATTGCTCTCAGAAAGATCTCGGCCCAGAAGAAAACTCTCAATCATGCTGTCTTGAAAAAAGTTATTGGCATCCTCGTTGAAAGAATAGTAAAGGGATTGGCTGAGAGAGGTGTGACGTCATTGTGTCCCCTCACACTCCAAGCTGCAGTGAATGGGGCGAAAGATGACCCCTTCATTAAGCGTGTGAATGTTCGTACGTCTGCGGGTTTTGGTTTAAGTGGTACCAAAGAAGACCACTTGCCTGAGATTGTTGGTGAACCGGAATTGTTACGGGAACCGACTGATGAATTGCTACAACGTTTGGCGGAAGTTTTGAAAAAATATGAAAATGGGGAATGTTCAAATCCTGTGTTTATGGCCCACCTGAAAGATGAGGCGAGAGAGATTTGCAAGGCATTGTCAGGGAAGACTCGAGTCTTCTATGCGTCGCCCTTGGTGCAGCTGTTGTTGGCTCGCATGATGTTGAGTCCTTTCTATTCGTTGATGGTGGAATACAATGATTTGTTTTGCTGTGCAGTTGGAATAAATATGCATTCAGGTTCGGATGAGATGGTCCGCAAAATGCAAGCCTTCTCCAAGTTGTGGATGGAAGGTGATTACAAGAGTTATGATACGTCAATGCCATTTGACGTTGGCCATGCGGCCTCTACTTTGGTGTATGAGGTTTTGAAACGGTTGGGTTATTCAGAGGAAGCTCTCCGCGCTTTGCGTGGCGTGCTCACTGATCAGCTGTTTCCACTTGTGTTGATGAATTTGGACCTTTTTCGGGTTGCTGGTTTGCAACCTTCTGGGAAGTATGCCACGGCGGAGGATAATTCCTTGCGTGGTTTGATCATGCTCATGTATGTGTGGTATACCCACCCGCGATTACGTGATCTAGATTTCTTCCAGTATGTCTTACCGAATGTCTATGGTGATGACATGCTTGCGGCAGTCAAGGAGGCAGTTGCAGCGTATTTCAATAACATCGTGTATTCGATGTTTTGTATGTCGCTATTTGCAATAGAGTTTACGCCGGCTCAGAAATCAGGGGTTTTGTTGAAGTTTCTTTCAGTTGACACGTGTAGCTTCCTAAAGAGGAGGTTTGTTTACAGAGAAGACCAGAAGATGTGGACTGCACCGTTGGAGCCTAGCTCAATTTTGCGGTCTTTAGTTTGGAGCATTCCCTCGCGGACTGTGACCCAAGAAGAGCAAGTAATTTCAGCGCTAACGTCAGCGCTGTGGGAGTTGGCTCTTCACTTCCAAGCCGCACAGTTCGAAACGATCAGCCGACGTCTCTGCAGTGTGGTTAGCCGACATGTTTGTAACGGGAGACAAGTTTCCGTGCCCTCCTTCAATGAGATTTGGTCAAGTATTAGGGGACCAATTGTTGCTGAAAGTAGGGACATGTCGGCGAAGCATGGTTGTGATCCTGTGCTTGGGAGTTGTGTGGTACGACTTCGAGCCTTGCACGCCATGTTAAGGGAGGACGATTCCACCAGTCCTAGACGTGCCCTGGTTTTTTGTAAAGAGTGTGGTTCGCAAGAATTTTCACTCTACAATGAACCGAAAGATGTCCAGGGATGCCACGAAGTATCGCCCCGTTTACACCGACGGAGCGACAAAACTCAATGGTGTGAGAATGCGCAAGCAAACGATGGTGGTTTTCAGAATGTCCGCGCCAGAAAGCAAAACATTCTGCGTCTCATGGATGAGACAACCATTGAGCGTGCCAAGGTGGCCGCTCTGATGAGAGAGCTACAAGCAGAGTATGGCCTCCTCGAGAAAGAGGCCCTTCATCGTATGATAGCAGCCGCGAAGAACCCGGAGGAACGAAAGCGACTCAAGGACTATGCGGGTGCAAAAGCGAAGCTGGACGGGATTGATGCAACATTGCGCATTCTTGCGCGAAGGTTGCAAGGGATTGGTTCCGTCAGAGCAGAATCTGGTGAGGCGAAGAGTACACCTAACGATGGTGCGATTAACCTCACTTCAGAGACTGAAAATGTGGTGGATGTAGCAGGAGGGGGTTTCCTTACGCAGCACGCAGGACAGAGTAATAACTCTGAACAAGGGCAGCAAAATGTGCTGTCAGTAGCGAATTTCCTGAGTAGACCGGTCGAAATTTATCGAACGGTTTTTACGCCGGGCGATCCGCTTTACCTGCGTTTGTCGGTGTGGGACCTTTTTACCTTGAATCCTGCTGTGAGAGCGAAGCTGAAGAACTTTGCCTACCTGCGAGCTAATATGCACATTCGTGTAGCCGTTTCCGGTACACCGTTTCATTACGGGCGTTTACTGGTTAGTGCGCAACCGTATGCTGATTTTAACGCCAATCTCGGCGCTTTGCTCACGGGGTATTTGGCGGATCCCAATGCATTGCCCCTGCTTAATAACTATCTCTCACAGGCGCCTGGCTCGGCTGTCATTAATGTCAACGAGAATGTGCCTACGGAGATTGTGTTTCCTTTTATTTGTTCGAAGCCCATGTTTCGACTGTTCAATACGTCAGCTATTGCTCTCGCTGCGGGGACTTCCTATGAAGATTTGGATGTTGCAGGGGATTTGTTCATTACTAGTTTGAACGTTGTTAAGGCTGTGGGTGCGACTGCAACTCCTCTTTATCTTCAAGTTTATGCCTGGATGGAGGATGTTCAGTTGGGCACTAATACGGCCACGCGCATTGCGATCACTACGGAGTCGGGTGTGATTCGCAAGGGTCGCGTGAAAGATGAGAGAGTTGCTGGCCCTGTTGAGGTGATAGCTTCCAGAGTCGCACAAGTCTCTCGGGCATTGACGTCAGTTCCCTTGATAGGAACCTTTGCCGAAGCTAGTACAATTATGGCGGACTCTGTCCGTGCCGTAGCTGCTATCTTTGGCTGGTCGAAACCTGTTCTGTTACAGAGTGCTCTTCGTGTTAAACATGAGCCCTTCCAAAATGGTGCAGTAACGATCGGGACTGACACAGCCACAAGGATCGTGCTTGATGAGTGTCAAGAACTCACCGTCGATCCTCGTGTATTGGGGTCTTCTGAAGATGAGATGACGATTGATCATATCGCGTCACGTAATTCATACTTGAAGACATTCACTTGGGCTGATACTGATGATGCGATGGCTCCCATTGCAGAAATCCAAGTGTGTCCCATTGCTGGCACCGTGTTATCCGGTACCAAGCTCTGGGTCCAACCAACAGCGTGTTCTTTTGCGGCTGCCCCCTTTTACTGGTGGCGCGGTGACATGACGTACAGGTTTGACGTCGTGTGTTCCGCGTATCATCGTGGTAAGTTGGCTTTCGCTTATGAACCCAATGCCCATCAAGAGTCCTTGGATGTAACTGATGTGTTAAATTTGAACAAGAAGTTCATTCGCATCATTGATATTCAAGAAACCCAAACGTTTGAGCTTACAATTCCCTGGGCTCATCATAGAGCGTGGGCGAGAGTTCCCTCTCCCGCCCTAATTACGACTGGCACTGCGTCGATGTATACCTTCCTCAATGGGTACATCTTTGTGGTGCCTTTCACTGAGCTGCAGTCTCCGGACTCCAGCGATATTTCGATCAACATTTTTGTGAGGTGTGACAATCTCCAGGTCAATGGGTTCACTAGTGTTAATGTGCCCACTTACAGGAGTACAATCACCGGAGGAGGAGGCCTAGCACCAATGGATGGTTCTGCTGACTTGGGTGATGACTCTAAGGAGATCACCGCCGAGTCGGGGGACATGTCTATGGACAATTGTGTCACCTCTGTTCCTATCACGAATCTTGATCTTAATCCCTCCACTGCGGACAACTCGCGAATATGCGAGGAGCACTTCGGAGAGCAACCGCTCTCTTTCCGCGCACTGATCAAAAGGTATGTTCAGTGTAGAAATGTGGCGGTGGCTGCTGATTCACAGGCACTGCCAAAAGCGTATCACATTACGTCTACTATATTGCCACCCTCACAGATGCCCTACAATGGGACTCATACGGGGTTTGACTTGTTTTCGTATTTGCGTTACGCGTATGTCGGAATTCGTGGCGGAGTTAGGGTGCGTCCTAAGGTAACATGGGCATCGAATATGCAGGTGAACCAACAAGTAAAGGTTTCCCTGAGTGTTCCCGGCACGAGCCAAACAGAGACACAATCAGTTGTTCTCAATGGATCAAACGGCTGTTTCCCGGAGGGGACAGCCACATTTATACCCACGACCAATGGGGGCATTGAAGTTGAATTGCCATTCTATACGAGTAATCTTTTCCTTCTTGCTTTCCTTGAGACGTGGACTCCCAGCGGTTATCCGGAGGGTGTTTTCTCGCAAGACTTTTACAGGTTGTTTAAGTTTGTGATTGAGCCCGGTGCTACTACTGTGACTGCTTGTCGTTTTGTTTGTGACTACGCTGCGGCGGAGGATTTCAGTTTCCTTCGCTTTCAGGGTGCTCCTTACCATTCGCTGAGCTAACCGAGAAGACGGTATATAAATAAGAGTGAACCCCGGTTTACTTCTTCAAC